TGCCTCGAACACACAGCAATTACACCAGATCCTTGAACAGATTCTAGTCCTCTTTAATCCAGACATTCAGATTCAAAAATCAGATGCTCCATTTGACTGGACAAAACTCACGAAGGTTGAACTGACTGATATTTCGAATGAAGAGAACTATCCATCAGCAACTGACAAGCGGATTATTCAATGGACCTTGATGTTTGAAATGCCAATCTACATTAGCATTCCGATGGGGGTCAAGGATGATTTGGTTCGTAAGATCATCATTCAAATCGGTACTGGCGACTATGATGGTGTCATTGAAGTTGGCGATGATGGGAACATCCAACCATTTGGACCACCACTTGTACGGATGGAATTTGATAGTCGCCCACAACCAGTGTTGACACAACTTGACTGCACCTATAAAACTGACGCAGTTCCGATTGCACCTGCCCTTGAGGAAACCTGGTGGCGTGCCGCGCTAGGGACAGCACACCGGTGGAATGGTGTTGAATGGGTTGCGTTCTCACAGTATCACCGTCCACCTGAAGGACCAGTTCCACCAGAGCCGTTGCCAGTATGATTACGTTTAAAGAATTCCTGATTGAAAAGAAGATGTCGGCGTCTGTTTACGCATTGGCCCTTAAGCGCCTCGAAGACGATGCAAAGATAGGGTTTGAGATTGAGGTCTTCGTTCCTACACGAACCTTCTTCCATGCAGGTCCGGATAGTGCCCCAGCATCGAAACCATTGATGGTGAACACCATCAAAAAGTACTCCGAGATCTTAGCAGTTTTTGATGTGCCAGATGCGGTAGACGATAAGATCCGAAACGAGTACGCTGCATGGTCAGGTGCACAGGAAGAAGCATGGGTAGATGAACATTGGGAAAACTTCGTCACTGATGAAGAGTCTCGAACGGCTGAGAAGGATGCGCGTCGCAGCGCCGCAAAGAATGCCAAAGAGCACTTCACCTGGGCTGATTGGATAAAAGATGAACTTGGATCAATTTCCACATTCATCGCCACCTTTGACCTCGAACCAAAATTTGGCTGGAGCACAGATAACACCGCAGTCTTCTCACAACGGCCAGAGGTAGGTGGGTACGCTTCATCATTCAAGAACACTGCTTCTACAATGGCAAAGTTTCTCGAGAAGGTGCTAAAGGAGCCAGTTGGCGTTAATGCTACCGGCTATGATCACTGGAACCTGACGCATGATACCTCGATCAAAGATAGTGAAGGTCGATCAGATGAAGAAGATCAAGACGGTGTAGGCGTCGAAATTGTGTCGCCACCGCTGGCACCAACCCTCGCGCTTGAACAGTTAGCCGCGGTGCTGAATATTCTAGACACGTACGGCATTGAGACAAATGAGAGCACTGGCATCCATGTGAACATTTCACTATCGAACATGGAGAATTTTGATCCATTGAAACTTGTTCTGTTCATGGGTGATGAGCACGTCCTCAAGAAATTTGACCGTTCAACAAACGCCTTTACACAATCACAGATCAAACGGGTAATTGACAGCATCTCCCTCACTGGAAAACTTCCAAAAACTGCAGATGAACTGATCACGGTTGGTCGTGAAGGTCTGGCAGAAACTGGAAAATACTTCTCAGTCAATCTGCAACATCTTCCAAAGTACCTTGAGTTCCGCGCGGCTGGTGGCAAAGACTATCACCGGCGGCTTCGTGACATTCGAGAAGTAGTTGGACGCTGGCTTACTGCAGTCGAACTTGCCGCTCATCCCGAAATGCAGCGTCAAGAATATCTAAAGAAGGTCATGAAGCTTATTGACAAGACTAGTGAAGCTGAAGCACACGAGTCTCAAAAGGATCTAACATTCGAACAGATGCTCTACAACTCCAGCGGTAAGATGGCCTGGGATACACTGCAGGATGCGCTTGCCGGAAATGACAAAGCGTACAAATTAAACGCAGTTCGTGTAGTCCTTGTAACCCTTGCACGGCATGTGGATGAATTACAACCAACCCTTCCAAGCATGAAAGAATTCAGGATGATGTTCAGACAAGCAGGTGTTTCACCAGAACAAGTCCTCGCCGGTGAGGAAACATCTCGAGCTCGAGGTATGACAGAGGTGCTGAAGAAGTTTAAGTTTCTAGCAAAACCTTCCATATCTTGAGCACTGTTCCTATCCGGTCCTAAATACCAAGAGCAAATCAAAGCGGTCTTTGACCCAACAAGTAGGAGAGTAATATATGGCAACCCTCGTTTCTCCAGGTGTATCAGTTTCGGTCACCAATGAGAGCTTTTTCTTCCCGGTAACGGCACCAACCCTACCGGTATTCTTCATTGCGACCCGTGCAGGCAAGACTCAACTTAATGGTGTTTCACCTGCAGCTGGCACATTGGAGGCTGGCGTAGTTCGTACAGTTACGAGCATTACACAATCGTATCAACTTTACGGTGTTCCTAACTTCCGTGCTGACGTGGCTGGTAATCAGTTCCATGGTGATGCTCGAAATGAATACGGCCTCTTGGCGCTTAATCAGTTCCTTGGAACTGGTAATCGTGCCTATGTCATTCGTGCTGATATTGATCTTGATGATGAACAACCAGAAAACTTCATTAGCCTTGGTCTTCCAGCGCTAATTTCAGGTTCACTGCAGTTCAGCGGTCTTGGCACCGGTACTTTGACAAATGTCACAAGCACCAGCACGGCTGTGAAACTGCAGGTATTCACCGTGGCATTCACTTCACCTTCATCCTTCTCAGTTCGCGGTTCCATTTCTGGATACACCGGTGCTGGTTCAGTTGGTGTTCCATTTGCTAGCACTCGTGTTAACTTCACGGTCAATGCTGGTTTAACGCCATTTGTCGCAGGTGATGTGTACACATTCAGTGTTGGTTATGTTGGTACACCAGGTGTAGGTAATGTAGGTGACGGTTCAGTTGCAGCATTGACCGCAGGTACGTTGGCTGTTCCAGAAACATGGACAATCACCTTCACTTCAGGAACTGCTTATACGGTATCTGGTACTGTATCTGGTGTGCAGGCCCCAGGTGTTGTTGGTTCACCATATGACAACAACCGTATCAACTTTACCATCGTTGCCGGTGTTACGCCATTTGCCACAGGTGATGAATTCACTATTGCTGCTACCGCGGTTACGGTTGTGGATCCACTTGGTGCAAACGATGCCGCTCGTCGCGTTGCAATTGTCACGGCACTACAAGCGTCAATTAACAGCAATGCTGATATTCGGTCACCACTGTATGAGTTCACACTGTGCGCTTGCCCAGGGTACCATGAAGTTGTGGATGAGCTGACGGCGCTGTGCATTGATGTTAAGGAAGAGGCAATTGTTATTGCTGATACCCCAGTTGATAAAACGCCTGAACAAGTTAAGACATGGGGTCTTACTTCAGCACGTGTTTCAAATCAAGTGGTTGCTTACTACTACCCATGGGCGCTGCAGTCAAATGCTGATGGTGTTGATGTGCTTGGCGCTCCATCTGGTGTAGCCCTTCGCACTATTGCGTACAGTGATCAACAGAGCTACGTTTGGTTGGCGCCAGCAGGTGCTAATCGTGGTGTAGTTACTGGTGTTTCAAAAGTTGGCTATGTAACTGGTACGCTCGGAACCGCAACAACCTTTGTTGAGGCAAATCTGAACGAAGGGCAACGTGACAATCTGTATGAATACTACACGAACATCAACCCAATCGTGTTCTTCCCAGGTCGTGGTATCTTGATCTGGGGTCAGAAGACTTCGGCACCAGCCGCATCGGCGATGGATCGTATCAATGTTGTTCGGCTTGTGGCTTACCTTCGTCGCGTTCTGCGCAAAGGTGCAGTTCCATTCGTGTTCGAACCAAATGATCAGATCACACGTGACAACTTAAAGAGCGCGGCTGATGGCATCTTGAATGATGTGATGTCAAAGCGTGGCTTGTATGACTTTGCAACGTTGAGCAATGATTCAAACAATACGGCTGATCGTATTGACCGCAATGAACTTTATCTGGATGTGGCAATTAAGCCTGTAAAAAGTGCAGAATTTATCTACATCCCAATCCGTGTTGTAAGCACTGGCGCAAGCATCTAACGCATAAAGGGCACCTCCCGAAAGGAACGTGCCCTTTATTTTCAGGTATGATATAAATAGGTCTGATAACAACATCAACCTACAATATGATCACCTGCTGTATCTGTTCTAAAGAATTCAATGCAATCAATAAGCGGCATCTTCAGTCGCACGGCATCACTAGGGAAGAATACACGGTCCAATTTCCCGATGCCCCTCTTCAGTCGCCAGAGAGTGCAGCCAAGCGCCTCGCTGCTGCCCTAGTAAGAGAAGCTAATCTATCTGAAGAAACAAAAGCAGCACGTTCAGTAGGGATCTCAAAGGCTAGAAAAGGCCAGCCGTCATGGAATGCTGGAAAAGGTGGATATACTCTTGAGTGGTCTGAAGAAGCTAAGCGCCGAGTGGCAGAACGAGGTGCGTGGAACCATGGAGTTCCAGTATCTGAAGAGCAAAAGCTTAAGCAGTCCATCAAAATGAAGGATGGATATGCAACTGGAAGAATTACTCATTGGAACTTTGGTAACATTACACCTGCCGAAGTAAAGCAGAAAATTGCCGAAAGTTGTAAAGGCTATGAGTACACTGCAGAACAACGTGAGAAACATCTGACAGCTATTCGTCTATGGGTGAGCTCGCCAGATTACAAGAACCCTTGGAAGGGTAAGAAGCATTCAGTTGAAACGCGAGCGCTCATCAGCTTAAAGGATATACTTGCCACCAACAAAAAGAGAAAATCGATGGAAGAAGGCGGATACTGGATACCACTGACGCAACTTCCAGAAGTAATCAAGTACCGCCGTGAAGTATGGAAGTTCACTAATAAGAATGCCGATCTTATTCCTGGATACAGTGCAGCAAAACGCGGCCGGTGCTCAAAAGAGAAAGATAACTGGCAAATCGATCATAAGTTATCAATCACACAGGGATGGCTTGATGGAATATCGCCTGAGGATTTATCGCATCCTGCAAATCTCGCATTTATTCCGTGGAAAGTTAATCTTGCAAAGTGGCACAGGAGCACTCTTACAAAAGAAGAACTTTTAGCTGCTACACCCCAATCTATGTCGTCAGCGCTTTAACCATCAACAATACCCAACTTAAAAATCCGTCAAAACCCTGCTTCTCTATCTAAATACTTAAACGTAAATAGCAAGGGCACTTGTCCTTAAGGAGAGTAAATTGGCAACATTATCGAACTTCGGAATTCCCGGCGCAGGCTCTGGTATTCTGCACCCACGTCTTAAGAACAAATGGCGTATTACCTTCCAGGATATGGCTCGTCTTGTTCCTGGTGTAAACAGTCGAAATCTTACGATGCAAGCAACTACGGTTACTCGACCACAACTCGAGTTTGCTGAAGTTGAACTGCACCGTTATAATTCAACGGCCTACATTGCTGGAAAGCATACCTGGTCGGCCATGAATGTGACGGTTGAAGATGACATCACTGGTCTGGCTTCAAAGGTTGTTAAAGGTCAACTTGAGACGCAACAACGTCTTGTTGGTATTGATCTTGATGGTCGTTGGTTGAACACCGCTGCTACTGGTTCAGATTACAAATTTGGTTTGAAACTTGAACTGCTTGATGGTGATGAAGGTGTTGTTGAAACTTGGATTCTTGAAGGTGTATTCATTCAAGCCGCCGATTTCGGTGAAATGGACTATTCAACTTCTGATGCTGTAACCATTGCATTGACGCTTCGCTATGATCATGCTCGTTCAATCGAGTCTGGTGAAGGTTATGGAACTGCATTGGGCGGTAACGTGGCAGGATGATATAGCATTTCTGCACACTCTAAATAGGCTCGTAACAACGGGCCACGCTTGAATATCTGGAAAGCCTTTAAGCTCACGATCTCTGAAGGCCCTAGGGCCTTCACTTGCATCTAAATACAGTACATCAACTACGATAAGATTATGATTTCATTCTCCTCCTTTCTCAATGAAGCCAAGTTCTCTGAGGACAACTTTGCACGGCTGCTGAACGTTATAGAAAAGCGTATGCCTAAGTTGCTTGGATCTCAGATCTATCGGTACGGCGGCTCAGCTGGCTTTGAAACATTCAGTGGTGGTGTTCAAGGGTACCTATTCTTCTTTGGGTCACGTGCCTTCCGTATTCGTGCCCGTGCTGGTCAAGTGCTTGGCATCGATATTTGGAAAGAATATCATCCAAATCGTGGGCCATCATTTGTCGCTGATCTAAAGGATCTTGATGTGTCTTCAATTATTGGTGCAATTGGTAAGATTGCATCGATCATCAAGTCACCTTCAGCAACTGACATTGCAATCACTGAAGAACAACTTGATGAGATGGCAAAGCGAGTTGGCGATGATTCGTTCTACAAGCTTATGGTAGGTGAGTACGGCGAGGCTGGTGCTAAAGATGTAACTTGGGCGCAGATTAAGATGGTAGCTGACAAGGCCGATGTTCTTATTCCAGCCTACATTCGATCTCAAAAAATTGGTCGTGGTAAGTGGAACTCACAACCAGGCGCTGGTGGATCATCAGCGGACAGTGAACCAATGGCTGAGCCTAGTGAACCAAAGGCTGAAGCTCCAAAGAAGAAAGAACCAATTCTTTATATCAAGGTTACCGCCCAAGATCCAGACACCAAGAAGTTTATCCCATCTGGTGATTCTGCAGCGGCGCAAAAACTGTATGCTCAACTTCAAGGCGCATTGGATGGTCCAGCATCATCAGCCGAACTTAAAGACCCAGATACACTGTATGGTCACATGGCGCAGTTGGTTGGAATGGCTGTTAAGGGTACGCTTCGTTCACTGTTGATCTATGGCGGACCCGGTACTGGTAAGACCTTTACGATCATGAAGACTATCAATGATGCTGGTCTAGTAAAGGGCAAGGACTATGTGAAGCTTTCAGGCAAGGCTTCACCAATTGAAATCTACAAGACGTTGTTCATGTTTCGTGAACGAGGGCTTGTGGTGTTCGATGACTTGGACAGCATGTGGCGGAATGAAGATGCTACGAACATCTTGAAAGCCGCGCTTGATACCTCACCAGTGCGTGAAATCTCATGGGTGTCAGCACAGACAATCAACGTGTCACGTATGGATGACGAACGCAAAGAAGCACTCTTTAAGAATATTGATCGCCAACTAAGTGGTGAAGCGCCGGAAGTTGCCCCTCCACCAGAGGACGATGATGATGAAGATGAAGATTTGACGCCAGCTCAACTACGCAAACGGGCTAAAGAGCGTGAAAAGGCCGAAGCTTCGGCCTCACCTTCACCGGACAAGATTAAGTACCCATCAATGTTCGACTTTAAAGGTCGAGTCATCTTCATTTCTAACTTGAAAAAGGAAGATTTCGATTCAGCGATTCTGTCACGTTCAGCTAAGATCAATATGGATCTGACGCCTGAACAGATTCTTGAGCGTATGCGCAAGATCTTGCCAACGCTTGGTGGTGAAGACGTGCCAGTTGCTCAGAAGGAAGAACTATTGGATCACCTATTGCATCTGCACAAGACCAAGGAAATTTCACAAGTCACGATGCGAGAATTTACTCGCGGGTTAGATATTGTTCGAAGTGGAACCCCTATGTGGCGGGATTTGATAATTTACTCGTGATCCCGAAATGCCATAACTACTAGAAGTCAAGTGACACCTTTGGTGCTACAGCAGGTAGAAAATCTCCATGCATCGTGCAATCTCCTGCATGCAAGAAGTTCGCCTTGATAATGACGTTCACCTGCTGCACAGTATCAAATGGTTGTGCCTTCCAAGGATCCATCACAAATTTCAAGGTAGGCCCTGATTGATCAAAGTCCATCACAAATCCGAGATTTTTGACATAAAGATACAGCATAAGATTTTCACTTTCTACAAGAGGTGTAGAAAACACACCTCTCGGGTTAATGCTTTGCTCTTTCAGGAACATTCCCATTTTTCAAGCAAATCCAGATCGTGAAACACGGTACAAGATTTATGCAAAATCGGCGATTGGTGTTGGAATAATGTACTCCAATCCACAATCCACCGATTTGAAATAAGCACCCAATCTTCACTTCACTCACCTATGGCCTCAAGGTTTTCGGCCATGATCAGATCACAAACAGTTGAAAGGTGGTCTTGTGATAGAACGCCTTAGGAACACGGCCGAAGTCATTCCGATTGCCAAATTGAGCTTTTGCCTCTTTACGACCAATGTTGGCAGCAGCGTAGTTCAAGATGGCTTTGTGTTGTTTCCGTGTCATGGTTAACTCCAGGGTTGATGGTTGAATTATAGCACAAGCTTCAGGATCAAATGTAACAACGCTTTCAAGTTGTAACATCATTAGCGCTAGATTTGTAACTGCTAAATAAGACATCTTATTGGACTCCTAATGGACATCTCATCATTACTCAAGACCGCCGGTGTTGACAGCGAACGTACCGCTACCAAACTTTTTGGTAACGCTGTTGAACAGTTCGCGGCAGGGCCATTGAACTCTCAATTAAAAAGCAGCTTTGACACGCCAGCCGCATCCACGGTAAATCGTACCGGTGGTGATGGATCTTGGTACAGCA